CGTCCTGAGCTGGTACGCCTGTGGTGTAGATCTCCTTCTGCAGGACGGCTTGCTCGCCAATGTGCGCGAGCGCCGGCCAGTAAAAATCGAAGCGAGTCTTGCGAGACCACATGCGGTTGAGCCCTTGCTGATAGGTGAGGTCAGCGCGAACGCAAGCCAGGCCGAGAACGATGCAATGTTCAGTGAAGGACGCAGTAAAGCCGTTTTTATGGGTCGAGACTGTGCCCATAGCGGCCAGGTTACCTTGCGGTGTTTCAGCATATGCACCACTCGCGGAAGTTTGCGGGATCGGGGATACCTGGATCGGCGAGGATCCGCCGCCCAGGAACTCGGGACGTTGCAGCCTGGCGTCGGGTGAAGTCACGCCGAAGTGAGCCTTAATCAGCTCGGTGTAGCGGGTGCCGCCTCGCGCATCGCGCTCGAAGATCTTTTGGATCTGGAAGGCCTGGCGCAATGAGTTGATGGTGGCAGCAGTTGCAGCGGAAAGATCCGCTTCCAGGCCCGTCTGGGTGGGATCGTTGTTGCGGCCAAATTTCATGGCCTCAGTCACGGACGCCTGGCTACCCAGGGAATACGCGGACTGCCCGGCTACTGCGTTGATGGAGTGATTGCCAGCAGCGACGCCGTGCATTTGCGGGAACGTGCCGTCCGAGATAACAGGGGCGGTTGTGCCGAGCGGGATCGAGACGCCAGGGCCCTTTTGCGGCCAGGGCAAGCAGCTGGTGAAGTAGTCGTGACGTTTGCCACGGCGCAGCAGCTGGAAGAGGTTGGGATTGTCAGGGCCGTCGCCGCGCGGGACGGTTACGGAGTCCTGGAGATTCTGGTCGCGAAACCATTCATTCCAGACCAGGTTGTAGGCCCTGGGAATCAGCGAAGAGACCGAGATGGATCCGGCTCCGACCTGGTTGATCGGAAGGCCCAGGTAATCGTAAATCGAGCCTTCAGCCAGGGCGGTGTTGTCGAGAACCATCTGCGGGATGGTGTAGTCGGTCGAGTCACCAGGATTGGTTTGCTCGCCGTTGAAGCGTTGCCAGTTGTCCCAAAGGAGACGTTTCGGAATGGCGAAGAAGAAGGTATCCAGATACATGTTGTCCATGAGCGGATAGATCGGCGTCGCCAGACGGCCGAAGCCGTGCATGTTGAGCTTGAACGTATCGCCAGGCAGAGCCTCGTCAACGAAGACCGGAATAAGCAGACCGGCGTCGAAGGTTGTCTTGTGGCCGTGCGAACGATCAAACGAAGAACGCGGGATCTCCGCTTTCGGTACGCGTGAAAACTGATGGGTCATTACGGATTTCATTTGCCAGTGTCCTTGTAGTTGGTGGCCAGGCCGATAGCCTGGGGAGTGTCGTAAAGCTCGAAGCGGCCGGTGTCATCGTTCCACTCGCCGAGACAGAAGAGCGTGTAGTCCGTGGGACATTGACCGATGAAGCTTTGCGGATCATTTGCTGCGAGCCGAAACGAACGCTCGGCGATAGCCTGGTTGGGAAGGAAGACCGGATCGTTGAAGGCAGCAGCTTTTGCATCGAAGATTGAGAAGATTTTCTTGATCATGTGAGGCTCCGTTTTTCATTGGTTTTTGCTTTTGCCACAGTCTCACGAGCTGCGAGACGGTGGGGCTTGGTGTTTGCGATGTAATCGCGGTTGATGGTTTTTTTCCTGCGGGATTTTTTGATTTGCTTGGCTGTTTCTTCCTCCCTCTCCTTAAGTAATTTGAAATAGTAAGGCGGAACTGCGAATTTTTTCCCATCAACGACGATATGGTCGGACGGGAAGTAATCATCCTGATAACGAATAAACCAGCGTTTACCGATCGCTGGCCTGGTTGACATGTTGACGAACTCTGGAAGCACCTGGGACAGCTCGCCGGTGTCCGGATCCAGGCGCGTGTAATGGTCTTTGGCATCATCGCCATAGACCTTTTTGAACACGTAGCCTGAGACATAGCGAGCCGCGGTATAGGTCAGGTGTCCAAGCTCACAGTTACCTTGAGCCCAGAGTTTTTCGAGTGTGGGGGAACGGTAATACTGAACAGTCGCTTTTTTTCTCCAGGGACGCGCATCCTCCGGCCAATAGCCGAAAAGAATGACGTGATAGTGAGGCCTGGAGAATTGTTCCCCGTATTCGCCGCAGTAGAGGTACGAGACTTTGCCAGGCGCGATGCGCTTGCGTAGTCGTTTAAGGAATAGCTGTACATCCTTTTTCCTCAGTGTCCCGCCAGGCGGGATGTTGTAGTCGTCATAGGTGAGCGTGACGACGCAGGAAGCCGTGTGCAGTTTCGCTTCGTGCAGGCAGCGTGCAGCCCAGGAGCGAGAATAATCCACACGGCAGCCAATGCAGCGACGACAGGGGATTTTGAGAGGCTGATCGGCATATCCGTTTTTGGAATCGAAGGCGATACCGCCGTTGGGAGCGCGGTATGCCTCGAAGGGCCGATAACAGGCCATCTCACAGACGGATGCCGCCGCGCATGGGAGCCGAGCGCAGATTGCGTGCCTCAGTCCGTTGTGCGGTTGCCGTAAACAGACGTTTCGATTTGCGGTTGCTCATCTTCGACCGTTTCATGGTTTTTCACTCCTAAGTGGTTGATTGAATGAAGGATTAAAAGCACCTTCACGATCCAGATTATCACGGGCAGACCTTTTGGTGTCAGTGGGAGTATCCAGGAACGAGTAGTCCGGATACTCCCATTGGGCGGGACTTACGTCCCTGCAGCGGCTTGGGCCGCTGTGGTTGTGGCCCCAGGCGTTGCGGGAACGGGGGCAGGTTGCGTCGGCGCGGCTTGGGTAGGGGTAGGGGTGCCAGAATCAGCGCCGTCGCGTAGGAGGCCCATTTCCGCCATTTCTGAGCGGTTTTCAGGATCGTGGACGAAGTCCAGGAATTTGCCAGGGTCGTTCTCGAACCTGGTGCGGATGTGGGACGGGAGTTCCTGGAAGAGGCTCTTGGACTCGGCAACGATTTGCATTGCCTGGTAAAAGTCGCCGCCTTCCAGATCGACGAATTGCGGCAGCCTGGTTGTCACGTTGTCCAGGTGGCCGGTGCGCATGTAGCGCGCCATGATGACGTTGATGTCGCTTTCTTCCTTGAACTCTTGCTTGGTGCGGCCTTTGCCAGGGAAGGCGATGGAGACGCGGTAGCGTGGGGAATATGCGTGCCTGAATTGGATTTTTTCAGGGGTGGGAAGTGGTGTTGTTTGTTTGTTTGTTTGTTTGTTTGTTTGTTCAGGTTTCGTGGACACGATATATCCTTTTTGGTTGGTGTTCCGCACTCGCGTGCGGTTCGTTTGCCAGGCATTCGATTGCAAGCAATCGAACACCTGGCAAGCCGATTAGCGCTTACGGAAGCGAAGGCCGGTTGCAGGTTCAGTGAGGCGGCGCAGGCCGGTTGCAGAACTGATGATTTCTCCGGCTGCTCCGGTGATTTGGCGAAGATCGCCGTATTTCTCCTGGATCTTTTTTAGTGCAGTGTCCGCAGCCAGGTTGCCGGTTGTCGCCTGGATCCGGCGGCCCTCGTGCTTGGCGTTGGTGATCTCTTCCTTCAGCAGCTCGAACTCATAGCGTTTGAGCCTCGGCATCCATTGCTTGAGCTCGGCCTCATACAAACGGCTGTCGGATTCCTCCTGGAGATTGCGCTCGAGCATCGTGCGACCGTCGCCGTATTTCGTTTGCGTGAGGATGTCGGCCTCGGCCTGGGCGAGTTGCGCCTGGGCCGAAGAGAGCTTCGTCTGTGCGTTGATGTTCTCGATCTGCGCTTGTTGCTGTTGCATGACCGAGACGGCCTGGCCGGACTTGGCGCCGGTTTCAACTGCGGCGCCGAGTTTGTTGAGGACAGGAGCTGCTGCACCGATAGGAGAAGACGCGCCAGATCCGCCGGCAGAAAGGATCGGATTCAATCCTGCTGCTTTGAGATCGGCGACCTGGCGCTGGTGCGCGGTATTGCTCATGCGCTCCTGGAAGGCCATTTGATTTGCGGCTTGTTGAGCTGATGCCGCATTGGTGTCTCCAGTGCCCTTGTAACTGAGCATGGAGCCCACAGCGGTAGCGATAGCGGGGGCGAAAGGCGCGAGCGCCTGGATGAACCCGCGTTGACGTTTGAGACTCATGGTTCCTCCGTTGTCCCTGGAAGTGAAAATTTTCACTTCCAGGGATGGTTGCCAGGTTAGAAGTGGTCGATCAGGCCAGGGACGCCGTAGACCGGCATCGGGCGAGCGCAACGCATTTGGAAATACATATCCATGATGAGGTGCGGTTCGCTGGGGACTGCGATCACACGATCAACCGGCGGATTTTCGACGATGAAAGTCTCATCAAGAACGGGAGCCGTTGAGAAGTCCTGTGAGAGATGCCAGGCATCCAGGGACTGCGCGGCAGTCGAACGGAACAGGCCGGTGATCTGGGACGGTTTGTAGCGGTATTCGGCATACCGTTCCTGGTAGCCGAAGACCGTATCGTCCTGAGCTGGTACGCCTGTGGTGTAGATCTCCTTCTGCAGGACGGCTTGCTCGCCAATGTGCGCGAGCGCCGGCCAGTAAAAATCGAAGCGAGTCTTGCGAGACCACATGCGGTTGAG